TGCTTCTGGCCGTAAAGCTTTTTCAGGTCGCCCTTGAAATCGACCTGCGCATTTTGCAACACACCGAAGCGGTAGGGCGTCGGGTTGGTGGGAAGATTCCCCGAGTTCGGGTAGCCATAGAGCACGCCCGAGCCAAATTGGATATTCATATGTCCTCCGTTTCACGTTTCTCGTTTCACGTTTCTCGTTAAGACCGTCCCTGCCGCTCTGGCGTGAAACGGAAAACGTAAAACGTAAAACGGTTCGTTACACCGCCAGAATTCTCACCGGCACCACGGCCGCACCCTGCGCCTGCAAATAAGCCGGGCTCTTCACGACTTCGCCTTCGATCCAGCAGTGGTCCACCAGGCCGCTTAGAGTCTGCACGCCGTTTACGTCCGGCGCGAGCGAACTCTCGACGGCGGCAATCAGATTGTTCAGCGCCGTCGCCGGCGTCGCGTTTTCCTGACCAGGCATCTGCGGCTGCGTTTCACAGTAGTAATAAATGCCCAGGTCAACCTCGAGTGTCCACTTGATGGGCATACCCCGCGGTCGCGGGTTGGCCGTCTCGCGAACCTCTTCCAGGAACAGCGCCGGCTGCATCTCGGCCGACAATTCACTGGGCGGCACCGGCGTGCGGCCCACCGTCACGAATTGGCCGCATGCTGCCAGCTTTGCCAGCAACGCCGTGTAGATAGCTTCTCTGTCGATCATCTTCTAAACCCTTTCACCGCAGAGGACGCAGAGGGCGCAGAGGAGACATTAGAAAAATCGAAATGGTTTTTCTTCCTGGGTATTCCTCTGCATCCTCTGCGGTGAATGCTTTTCATCCGTTTCTCGCCTTCACCATCGCTTTGGCCAGCTCCTCGACAATCATGCCGCGCTGTTCCTGCAGGCTGGGCCGCATGAATGGCCGCGCCGGAAAGTGGATGCCGTAAGGACTGCCGGTCAGGACCCGCTCGCCCAGTTGCCGGCGCAGCAGATGCGGGGGCTTTTTCAGCTTGCGCTGGCCGGTAAACGTCCCGCCGTTTTCCTGCAACGCGCCGTACCAGGGAACACCGCCGGCGCCAATGCGCCCTTCGAGCGTGCTGTCCGCCGTGTCGCACTGCGCGCCGCTCATGACCGCACTGCGCAAGGCGCCGCTGCGGACATTGAGCACCTGGCCGCTCAGCTTTTCCGTGCCGATACACCGCGCCAGCGCCACCGTGGCGCGCATCACCCCCGGCCCGAGCTCCTCGACCATGCGCCGGTAGCGGCTCTGCAGCCACCCCACCACACGGGAATCGGAATTGTTCAAGAACTCGAAGCGAATCATGCTTTGCCCTTTTTTCACCACGGAGACACCGAGTCACGGAGAACAACTTATATCGGCCTTGTTTCCCATCCGTCTCTCCGTCTCTCCGTGCCTCCGTGTCTCCGTGCCTCCGTGTCTCCGTGGTGAATATTTAAACGATCCCCACGCGCCGCTTGTACTGCTCGATCACGCGGCGCGTGGTCTTGGGCATGTCCTGAATGTCGTACTGCACCTGTTCGCCCGTATGCAGATGCTTCGAAGCCACCGCGGCGGCCGGCTGCACTTTGTAGCGGTACTGGCACCAGTCGAGCACCGCCAGTTCAATTTCGTTGGGAAAATCCGGATCGTCGAGGCTGGCGCCGAAGCCCGCGGAATACTGCACGCGTACGTTGCCGTAACCGCGGGCAAAGGTGTAGCCAATCAGCTTCAGCGACTTGTCGTCGAAGATGTATCCCAGCTGCACGCCATCCGGCGAGGGAAAAATCGTGTACACGCCGATCGTCAGGCTGCTCACGCTCTGCACCGGCTGCTGGCGAAACACCAGCGTTGGACCGCCCTGGCCGTCGCGCTGCTCACTGAAGTTCGCGATGAAGAATCCTTGCCGGTTACAGGCATTGCAGAAGTCCGCCGACGTGCGGGTAAGCAAGTCCGTAAGATCGTCGTCAGCCGTGATGTTGCTGGCCGCGATCTTTAATCTCTGCTTGAGTGCACCCAGCGTTGTTAGTACATCATTCATAATCTAACCGTTTTCACCACGGAGGCACGGAGACACGGAGAAAAACAAATTAGTTTCGAGTTTCAGGTTTCAAGTTTCCAGAACACGGCGATAGCCCGTGCCACTTGAAACTCGAAACTTTACACTTGAAACTCTTTTCTTTCTCCGTGCCTCCGTGTCTCCGTGGTGAATCTTGCTGCTTAACCCGCGGCGATGTTGTCGAGTAGTCCCATGGCAAACGGCGTATAGACCTGCAACACGCCGTAGAAATTCACGGAAGTGAAGCGGGTCTCCGTCGTTTGCGGCCACAGGCGCTGGTAGTAATCGCGCAGGCAGTGCATGCGATAGCATCCGGGGATGTTGGCCAGCGGGTAGGGGATCTCATCGCAGTCGAAGAAGATCTTGCCCGACGGCAGGTTGGGGTGAATTTCCAGCGGCAGGTCTTTCGGCCCACCCACCGCGTACTTGTTCAGGTACGAACTGACCAGCGAGCCCGCGGTGATCCCGCCCTGATTGGCGCCATTGCCGAGGTTGATGCGGAAGACGCCGTTGGAGCCCGACTGCAGCACCTTCTTGGTGATGTCCTTGGCCTGCTGCGACGACACCCACATCTTGGTGGGACTCACCTTGTAGTTGTCGAAGAACGCCTGCAGCATAGCGTCGATTTCAGCAATGCTGCCATCGGAGTTGCCGGTCAGGGTCGCCCCGTTCAGCGACGTGTACTGGCCGGTAGCGCCGGTAATGGCGGGATTGATGGCTTGGTTAATCAGACCATTGAAGACGCTGCCGTTGGCGGAATAGTTATTCGCCGTTCCCAGCGCGGCCGTAACACCGACGCCGCCGTTGCCGTTGTCAGCCTGCGTGCCGGTGGCGGCAGCCGTCTGCGTGAAGGTGTTGATGGTGGTGATCGCATTCAGCGTGCACTGCCCGGCGGTCGCCGAGGTGCCGGTGAACCAGGCATAAGCAAACGCGCCGGGTACGGCCGTCACCGCCCAGGTAATGGTGCCGTTGCCGCTAGTGGTAGTGGCCACGGCGGACGCATTCGAAACCTGGCTCACGCCGCCATTGACGGTCATCTGCTCGCCCAGCGGGCTGCTCTTGAGGAACTGCGTGATCAGGCCGCCGGAAACCGTGCAACGCTTCCAGCCATCGTAGGTGAGCGCCACCACGCGGCAGTAATTCGAACCGGCCGCAACCGATCCGCCCGCGCTCACCGTTCCCGCGGGAGCGGCGGGCTGGGACACTCCGGAAGCGTTGCCGACCAGCAACCATTCCTCTTCCGCGATGAACATGGAACGCAGCAGGTTATCGGCCTCGATCGCCAGGGCATTGTCGAAGCCCTGCGCCTGCATGATGGCTTCTTCCGTAATCGAGTTTTCCAGCGAGAACCGCACGAAAGCGGCCATGCGGTTGTCGGTGGTCTGGTCGATGACCGAGCCGCGAATGCCTTCCGTGGTGCCCGGAAACTGGCGGCTGGGGTTGATGGCGGTGATGATTTTCCAGTTCACCGCATTGCCGCCATTGGTATCGGTGAAACGCGGCATCTTATTACGGATCGGGGTGATGACGGGATACAGCGTCTTGGCATACGGTTCCAGGTTGTAATTCACAACCCCGGTGCCCGTGCTGACGCCCACCGTCGTGTTGACCTTTTCCAGAACGGCGTCGCTCTGGAGCTTCTTGAGCAGCTCCATGGTCTGCTCGGTTAGACTTCCGATCATCTCGGCTCTCCTTCTTTCTTCCGCCCGTTCTGGGCTGAACCAAAAAAACGTTTCACGTTTTCCGTTTCTCGTTTCTCGTTAGCGTGCGCTGCTTCGGATTTCAACGTGAAACGTGAAACGAGAAACGGTTAACGCTCTAAAGCAATTGGCTGGCTCAAACACTGCTTGAGCAGCGCTTGCGGGTCAGCGGCATTTCCGGCGTCGGGATTGTGATTGACGGGTTCGCCGTCCTGTTCCTTGGTAATGGCTTTGCCGGGACCGGCGGTTTTTCGCGGCAGCGGCTCGGCCAGGGTTTTGGTCATGGCATCGGTCAGGTTTTGTACGGCGCCGGAAAGATCGGCAATCTGCTGGCGCTGCTCGACCACGGCGCGGGCCACCAAATCGCTCTCGGCGCGCTTTTCCAGCGTCTCGGGAGCAGCGGGCGGCGCCGGCGCTTCCACTTCCGGCTCCGATGGCGGATTGACGCCCTTCGTCACTTTGTCCGCCGTGAGTTCGGCGCCTTCTTCGGCGACGAGAGCGGAGAGAATCTCCACTCCGTCTTCAATCCACGCCTTCAGGCTGGCGGGAATGGGCGAATCGTCGCCTTCGGTTTCCGCTTCTCCGGCAAGGTAGCCGCGAAGCACGTTCACCTGGGCCAGCAAATTGGCCAGTTCGGCCGCATCGACCATTAATTTCTTCATCTTTCTATCCTCGGGTTGAGTTTGAAACTTGCGCAGCTCCACCGAGCCGTCGGCTTTGACGTACTCGAAATGCGCTTCGGGATTGCAGGGATTGTCCACCAGCGAAATCTCGGTGGGTTTGGCGGTATAGCGAAGGAAGTCGCCATCCGGCC